GCAATCTAATAACAAGATAAGTAGGGTTACACTTTCAGAGGAGCTAGCTGAGATGGATAATCTTGAGGAGCTATCTAATGAGGCCTTACGTGATATGGTGCGTGAGCTTCAAGAAGTAATTAAAAACATGAAAGCAGATTCTGAGGCTAAGCTTACAGAAGAAAAGCCAGAGGATGAGGCTGAAAAAATGGCTGAGTCTAAAGATGATGATGCTGAGAAAATGACAGAAGAAAAGCCAGAGGATGAGGCTGAAAAAATGGCTGAGTCTAAAGATGATGAAAAAAAGAGCTATAAAATGAGTGAGAACTATAATGTTATGCTCTCAGAGGTTACTGCACTGCGTGAGCAAGTAGCCAAGCTTACTGCTGATAAAGAGGCAGTAGAGATGAGAGAAGCTGTAAGCACACTTTTACGAGAGGGGCGCATTAGCCCTAATGAGCAAAACGTTGCTAATAAAGCTTGGAAAGCTAAAGACACAGAGCCTGCTTTTTGGCAGATGTTTAGTGAGAGACCTGCTAATAGTGCTGTGCCTCTTAATCAAGTAGGCCATGGCGCAAGCGGTGAGGAAATCACAAAGGCCACTTTAGATGCTGAGATTAAAAAGCTACAAACTGAAAAAGGCATCACTTACTCAGAGGCCCTAAATCAATTTAGAGCTAATAACGTTAACTATTACAACCAAGCTTACGGAGTTAAATAATGAATAACATTGTTAAAAGTTTTGTCGCTGATGGTGCTATCACAGAGTTTGCACTTGTATCATCTACCACTGCGGGCAAAGTGTCTGTTACCACTCTTGCATCTGATGCTAGATGTATTGGTATTGCCCAGCGTGCATGTGCTGATGGCGAGGCAGTAGAAGTACTTGTACAAGGTGAGTCTCGAGTAATTGCGGGAACCAATGGACTAGCAAACACTGTTAGTCTAGTAATGGCTACTACTGCAGGTGCTGTATTAGCTCATGGTACATCAGGAAATTACTCTATTGGGCAGATTCTACCCAACATTAATCAAGCGTCAGCTAGTGCTAATGATCAAGTACTGATCAAGTTCACCGGCCCACAAAATCTAATTCCTTAGGAGTATAAATAATGGCTTCATCTTATTCTAATTTACATCCTGTAGATCAAATCTTAACAGGTCTTGTAGCTGAGGTTATCCCTAGTGATGCTCAACTTATTGCTGATAAAGCACTTGAGACCATTAGCATCCCTGAGCGCAGTGGTACCCTGTTAGTTGAAGAAACCCGTAACTTTATGGGCGCAGGCGCAGGCTTAGACCTTGAGCGTGCACCAGGTGCCTCTCGAGCTATGATTGGCTCTTTTGATCGAACTAGCCAAACATTTAAGGCTAAGATCTTCTCAGCCTCAGATAGCATTGCTATGGAGGATATTTTCGATTCTCAGTACCCTGGCTCAGAAGAAGCTCGCATAGCTCGTAAAGTGAGCAGAGTGCTTAAGCTTGATCGTGAGAAGCGTCTAGCAGATATGCTATTTAATACAGCTAACTTTAATAACTCTGCAGCTGCTAATACTTTTGATGCTACAGGTGCTGAGCCTCTTAGTGAGCTATTTGATCTTAAGGACACTGTATTTACTGCAGCACATGGCATTAACCCAGATACTCTTATCTTAGGTCGCCAATGCTTTAGAGCACTTGCTAAAAACCCTGAGGTTAGAGGCTTTGTAGGCGACTCTACCAAGGGCATTGCAAGTGGTAGCAATCTTTTAAATGATGAAGCTGTATTAGCAGTGCTTAGAGATGTTTTAGGCATCCCTAACATCTATGTAGGCCAAGCCTTAAGAGAGACTGCAGTGCCAGGAGCGACTAGCTCAGAATCTGCTATTTGGGATGGTCAAAAGTTATTCATGGGCATCTTGCGTGGTGCTGATGCAGTAGTTCAAAAGAGTGGTAACGTCAAGGGCATGCCTGTAGCAGCTCTAAACCTTCAATACTCTAACATGGTTGCAGGTCAATATGATTCTCTAGATAAAACCCGCCGGTATGTATGGGGTGAGGAAATCAATACCTTCCATAAGGTAGATGCGACATTGGGCCATGTTCTTACAGGCTGTCACTCTTAAGGTTTTGATTTGTGCTTTATTGCTCATGTGGACAGCCTACTATTACCCTGATGAGTGAGGATGCTGATAAGCGTGCTATAGATGATTTATCTAAGCAAGCTAAAGAGGCCTCATCTGCCACTATGGCTACACTCATTAGAGCAAGGCGAGATCAGATAAGAGCAGAGATCACAGCAGAGCAAGAGATAGAGAAAGCCTTAAATAAATCTATGGTTTCTCTACTCGATACTATAGAGCAGGCTGTGCAGACCACAGGCCCTGCCTCTATTATTAATGCCTCAGATGATGAGCTTTTGAACTTGCTAATAGCAGGGGGCTTAGGTGAGGCTATAGATGATTTAACTACTCAGCAGAGTAAGATACAATCATCAGTAAATAAGGTGCTTACAGCTATTGAGCCTAGCTTAGACTTAAGTACTTTGGCACTACAAGTAGATGAATTAAGTGCCCAGAATGTAGAGGATATATTTGAGGGTGTAATAGTGCCCTCTATCAAGCAAAATATAAGAGATAGCTTGAGAGACCTAGAGGTAAATGTGCCTCTTAATACTGTTATGAGTAATCTACAGATAAACATGAATAGCTCTCAAGGTAGACAACTCACAAAGATTAAAACTAAGATTAGTCAATATGGGCGGGGGCTCACTGCCATGGCATCTGCAGTGGCTGAGCTTGACCACTATTTATACACAGGGCCCAGAGATGGTATTACTAGAGACTTTTGCAAGGCTTTAGTTAATCTAGTAGTAGATGAGAAGCAGATGACTAAGCTAAATAATGGCCAAGGCTTAGCAGTTAAAACATCAGGCGGAGGCTATAACTGTAGACATAGTTGGAGCCCTGTAACAGAATCATTTATTGAGGCTGCTAAGCTTACAAAGGCCACAGCCTCAGATATATCAGATGCTAATAAAGGTGGTAAAAAATGATTAAGGTAGCTCGAGGCTCTGACTACATGTTTAAGTGGACAGCACCACAGCCTGTAACAGGCACAGTAACATTTAATTTATTCAATGGCCCCTCTGGCAATGTGACTGCAAGCATGACACAAGGCCGGACAGATGTAACAATTACTGCTATTGCTAATGATAGACGCACACTAACATTAAGTGAGTCTGCATCATCATTATTAGCTGATCAACAGAGAGCATTTATTATCACTAATGGCGATACATATTTCAGTGTAACACTATCTAGAATAGTAGGCACTACAGCTATATTAGCAGAGTCATTACCTCGAGAGATTGACTTAAGCACAGATGCTACTCTACATGTGCCCATGTATTATCATAATATAACAAGTGCTAACCTTAGCAGTACAGATGGCTATTATAGCTACTCAGTAGTTTATACAGCAGATCTAGGCTCTCAGAATCAAGAGCTAACTGAAAAGGGCATGATCAAAGTAACCCTAAGACCTTTTGATACAGGGCTTGACCATGCTTCCTTGCTTAGAACTTTTGCACAGCTTGCCGGCATGATACCTAGAAGGCAATCTGACTTTACACCTCAGATTAGCTCTGCACTTGATGAGTTATCTATGAATGTTAGATCACATCTCTCAGCAGATAATCTAACAGAAGATCAGGTCTTTAATGCTGAGAGCTTTAAGCTTGCCCATGCTTACTGTACTGCTGCTATGATTTATGAGCAAAATGCACAGCTTGATTTAGCAGAGGCATTTAGAGCTAGATGTGCTGAGCTTATGGCCTCTGCATTAGATAGCGTGGCATTAGATATAGATGGTGACGGTGTTATAGATGAGGGTGAGGATAATCTCAGTAAGTCGGGTGGATCAGCTACTGACTTTAGGGCATCTTGGAGTAACTACACTAAAAAAGATAATGACCTTACCTTCACACCTGCCAGGGGCATGAGACACTAGACATGCCTGCAAAGATAAATATAAAAGTACCTAGAACTTTATGGACTGCACAAGATAGCATGAGACTAGCTAGTAATACATTAGCAGCTATCAAGCTGAGAACATCAGAGGGCATAGATGCCAATGGTGCTAAGTTTGATGATTACTCTCAAAAGCCTATCTATGTAGCTAAAAGAGGCGCAAGGTTAGCCCCTAAAGGTGGCAGGCCATCTAGAACAGGCCAGAGCGTTTATTATGCAGGTGGCTATGAGCAATACAAAGAGGACAGTAGACGC